GAAAACTGCTCGCCAATCTCGCTCAACTGCTTTCCTAAATGCAGATGTAGAATTACAGCAATTTGGCTTTGATCCTAAATCAATGCAACTTGCCGAAGCGCGTCAATATGTAGCACTAGAATTAGCTAGGGCCTGTGGAATACCAGCTTACTTTTTGAGCGCCGAAACGACTTCGATGACTTATTCAAACGCTGTGTCCGAGCGGCGCTCACTAGTAGATTTCTCACTTCGCCCAATACTTAAGGCAATTGAGGAACGCCTATCATTGCCGGACTTCACACCTAATCCAGTAATGACGCGCTTTGCACTTGATGACTTCCTACGCGGTAACGCATTAGAGAGAGCTCAAGTTTATGAAATTCTAAACCGCATTGGCGCGATGAGCGTTGAGCAAATTCAGCGAGAGGAAGATTTAATCCCTAATGAAAGTTAATATCCCAATGGTCGTTACAGCGGCCGACACAATTAAGCGCACCATAACTGGGACTATTGTCACTTGGAACGAGCAAGGCAATACTTCAGTTGGCCCAACAGTTTTTGCAGCTGATTCAATTGAAATGAAGCCAGTTAAGTTGCTTCTTGAGCACGACCGCACTCGCCCAATTGGCAAGATGGTCTCTCACAATGTAACTAAGTCTGGCATCGAAGCAACTTTCAAGATTGCCAACACTATGGCTGGAGAAGATGCCCTAATTGAAGCAACTGAAGGCTTGCGCGATGGATTTAGCGTTGGAGCCCAGATTAACGAATGGACAAACAACAAAGGCGTTATGCAGATTACCTCAGCAACTTTAGATGAGGTATCTCTAGTAACTGATCCTGCAATTGATTCTGCTCGCGTTAGCGAAGTAGCAGCTTCTGAAAATGAAGCACCAAAAGAAGATTCTGATTTAGCAACCGCTGATTCAGAGAACCCAAACGAAGGAGACCAAGTGTCTGACACTACTGCTCCTGCTCCTGCCGTTGAAGAAGCGGTTGAAGCAGCTAAAGCAAATATGGTTGAGGCGTCTCGCCCAGCCTTTTACACAGCACCTCGCCTTGAATTTACAAAGGCAAAATATCTTGAGAATAGCGTTCGCGCTAAGCTCGGTGATGACGCAGCTCGCCAGTATGTTATGGCAGCAGATGACACCACTTCAAATAACGCTGGCTTAATTCCAACTCGCCAGCTAACTGAGGTTATCAATCCTCTATCAAATGCTGACCGCAGCACAATTGATGCAATCTCAACTGGAGTTCTACCAGATGCTGGAATGTCCTTTGAGATTCCAAAGATTACAGCCGTTCCAACAGTTGAAGATGAGAACGAAGGCGATGCAATCGTTGAGACTGGAATGACCAACAACTTCCTAACAGTAAATGTTAATAAGTATGCAGGTGGCCAGACATTCTCAGTAGAACTTCTTGATCGTTCTAACCCAGTATTCTTTGATGAGCTAGTTCGTCAAATGGAATTTGCTTATGCACTAGCGACAGATAAGTTCGTTGCTAACGCATTGCTTTCAAATGGACAAGCAGCTGCCACAGCAGCTGATAACACAGCAGCAGGAATTCTCACTTTCGTATCCGAAGCAGCTGCTGAGGTTTATAAGGACTCTCTAGGATTTGCTAGAAACCTTATTGTGACACCAGAGCAATGGGCAAAAATTATGTCTTATAATGATAGTGGTCGCCCAATCTACACAGCATCACAGCCACAGAATGCAGCTGGCGTAGCTAGCCCACAAAGCCTTCGCGGAAATGTTGCTGGACTTGGACTTTATGTTTCTCGCGCACTTGGATCACTTACTGCTGCTCATCCATCATTACCTCTTGGCGATGGTTCGATGATTGTAGTAAATCCAGATTCTTACACTTGGTATGAATCAAGCAGATTCCGTCTCCAGACCAATGTAGCTCTAAATGGTCAAATTGAAGTTGCTTACTACGGCTACGGCGCACTTGCAGTTAAGGTCGCTGACGGAGCTTGCTACTTCAACAAGAACTAAAAAACTCAAATAGTGACGGCCAGTCCGCTCCCGAGCTGGCCGCTCACCTAACTGCTTGAAAGGATGACGAAATGCCAACGATAGTTACAGCCACAGAGCTGAGGACAATTCTTGGCGTTTCGTCATCACTATATAACGATGCTTATCTAAACGATATTGTCGATGCTTCAGAAAACCTAGTTTTGCCAATGCTGGTCACTTTCCAAAGCAAGATAAACAAAGTCAAGCTTGAGGATAATATCGCTTACTTTGAAACTGCAACGATTCAAGAATTTACCGAAGGCCAATCCGTAATTATTACTGGGTGCGGATCACCATTTAACGGCACACACACAGTAACCGATGACGAGATTTCAGATTATGTATTCACAGTCGCAATCACCAATGCAGATATATTGGAGAAAAATATCATCCCAGCAGGAAACGCTGCGCTCTCTGGACTATCAACCTATGTCGGAAATGCCAATGCTGAAGCTGCAATTCTGGCTATCTCAGTCGAAATCTTCCAAGCCAGAACAGCCGCTGGTGGATCAATAGAAGGCATAGATTTTGCAGTAACCCCTTATCGACTATCGAAGAATTTACTTGCCAAGGTAACTGGGCTACTAGGGCCATACCTTGATGTAGAGACGATGGTCGGCTAATGCCTAGCACAATTGCTACAGATGTTAGAGGCGCTATTAAGACTGCGCTTGCTGGCGTAGCTGCCAATATCTACGATGCAGTTCCAGAAGCGCCCATCGTCCCAGCAATTGTGCTTATACCAGACTCGCCCTATATGGAGCTAGAAGTCTTAGGCAAATCCACAACTCGCGTTAAATTAAATTACACAGTAACCGCTTGCGTTGCGTATTTCAGCAATGCCGCTGCTTTAGATAATTTAGAGCAAATGGTCATTAGTATTCTTGGTGCATTAAATGCGTCCAAGTATGAGTTATCAATAGTCGAAAGACCTTCGGTAACCGAAGTAGGAACTACTACCCTGCTAGTTTCAGATATACGCTTGAGCGTCCGCTACGAGCAAACCGCATAGGAGACCTAAATGCCAACAACAGTAATAACTGGGCGCGATGTTAGTTTTACCATTGGTGGTAACAACTTCGATGCTCAAACTACTTCTGCAGTTTTAAGCTGCGAAACAATTATCGAGACTTATCAAACCCTTGATGGTCGCGCTTATAAGTCCGTAGATAAGCAATGGACTTTTACACTTGAACTATTGCAGGATTGGGGAGCGACTGGCTCTCTATTTGAAATTATGTGGGGCGTAGCAGAATCAGCGCCTAATACTGGAATCTCAACAGTATTTACAGCCGCATCTGGCGCAACTTTTACATTCCAAGTTCTGCCAATATTTCCAACAGCAGGAGGCGCAGCACCAGGAGCGCTAACTGACACTTGGACAATGACAGTAATTGGACAACCAGCAGAAAGCTTTAGCTAAGAGATCGGAGCATCGGGAGCTATGAAATCACAAATTAAAATTGAATATAACTCGGGCGAGGAAGCAACTTATGTTGCCCAACCGCCCGAGTATGCCAAATGGGAGAAAGCAACTGGCAAGACGATTGGCGAATTAGGCGGTGTCTGGGACATTATGTTCCTTGCATATAACGCAATGAAACGCGAAGCGGCTGGTAAGCCAGTTAAATCTTTCGAAGTATGGATGGAGACAGTTGCCGATATTGATGTGGTGAATGAAAACCCAAAAGCCACACCGCTGGAAGCCTAAACTATCTTCTAACGCTTCTGGCAATTGAGACGCGGATTCCTAAACAATATTGGGATGATGCCGAAGATGTCTTGACGGCCTTGGAAATACTAAAGGAGAGAAATGGTGGCAAGTGATCCGATTACTTATGATCGTAGCGAGCTACGCGGTATTCTCAGCGCCTTTAAAGCAATGGATGAACAAGCAATCCAAGAAGCTAGAACCGAAAGTAGCGCTCTCGCAACCTACGCCGCCAATCAAATCAAAGTCAGCGCGCTGGGACGACAAGTCTCGGGTGCTGGTGTTCGGAGAGTCGCCGAAGGCGTCAGAATTAGCAAGTCATCCAAAATCGGTGAATTCTCATATGGCTTTGCATCTCAGAGGTTTTCTGGTGGCGCAACAACACAGAGGCTCTGGGCAGGTCTTGAATTTGGAAGTAACCGCTATCGCCAGTTCCCCAGAAGAACTCCCAATCGCGGACGCGGCAATTCTGGCTATTTCATCTACCCGACACTTCGCAAGATTCAGCCTGAATTAGTGCGCAAATGGGAAGAAGCTTTTGCTGCAATTGTAAAGAAATGGGGATAACAAATGGCTGGTAATAGAACACTTAAGTTATCCATCCTTGCAGATGTTGATGATCTAAAGAAAAAGCTTGGCCAAGGTGAAAAAGAAGTTGAAGGCTTTGGCAATAAGCTAGGAGAATTTGGAAAGAAGGCTGCCGCCGCTTTTGCCGTTGCTGCTGCTGCCGCAGCTGCTTATGCTGGTAAGTTGCTAATTGATGGCGTTAAGGCAGCCATAGAAGATGAGAAAGCGCAAGTCAAGTTAGCTCAGACTTTAGAGAATACGACTGGAGCTACCAGAGAACAAATAAAAGCGGTAGAGGATCAAATCCTAAAGATGTCTTTGGCTACTGGTGTGGCCGATGACAAATTAAGACCTTCTTTTGAAAAGCTAGTAAGAGCGACTAATGATGTTGAAAAAGCGCAGAAATTACAGACTTTAGCTCTGGATATTGCTGCTGGTTCTGGTAAAGATTTAGAGACAGTAAGCGTAGCTTTAGCCAAAGCTTACGATGGCACTAACACTTCGCTTCAGCGTCTCGGTGTAGGACTTTCCGCTGCTGAATTAAAATCAATGAGTTTTGACGATGTAACTAAATCATTAGCTCAAACCTTTGGCGGCCAAGCTTCGCTTCAGGCAGATACTTTTAGTGGCAAGATGGCAAGGATGCAAGTTGCCTTTGATGAGGCTAAAGAATCTGTAGGCGCTCGGTTATTGCCTATCCTGACTCAATTACTGGATGCCTTTAATACTAAAGTAGGCCCAGCAGTTCAAGCAATTCAGGATAAGTTAAAACCTTTGACTAAAGCTATTGATGATAATAAAGAAGAATTTACCGCTTTATGGAATTTCTTGAATAAATATATTGTGCCAATAATGACAGGAGCTCTCAAATCAGCCTTCAGCGGCATAGTAACTGGCATTACGGCGGTCGTAAATATTGTAGGTAAGGCTGTTAATTTCTTTAAAGACCTATATGATGCCTATAAAAAAATTGTCGATTTTATAAAAAACAATCCGTTAAGCCAATTTCTTGGCAAAATTAATCCTTTTAGCAATTCTAGCTTCCTCACAACAGGCGGAGGCGATAATGATCTTACAGATGATACTGGCGGCGGAAACTTTACTAATCCTTTTTTCCCTACTGTTCCTTTCGTTCCAAGCCAAGCCTATTTAGACGCTGTTGCTAGAACAGAAGAATTGAAGGCTGAAACGGCAGCAATTAGACAAAGAATTGCAGATAGGAAAGCTGGTATAACAAATACTTCAGATACTTCAACTCAAGGCGTCGTTATAAATGTCAATGCCGCTTCAATTATAGATAGCGAAGGATTTACTAGAGCGGTAATTGATGCGCTCAATGAAAGTCAAGCAAGGACTGGCTCCTTAGATACTCTTGGCGTATGACCCTTTGGAATCCTGTCTATCGCGTCAAGGTCAATGGATCAACAGTCACCAGCGCCACTTTAAGCGGATTGACTATCACCTCTGGTCGAACCGATATTTATTCACAGCCAATCGCTGGCTATTGCAATTTAACGCTTATTGAAACCGCTGAGGCATCAGTCCCATTTGAGATTAACGATGCCGTAACTATTGAAGTCAAGGATTCGACTAATACTTATGTCAATCTTTTTGGCGGGTTCATAACTGATTTAGGCATTACAGTCCAAACTTCAGGATCAACGGCCACCAGCCAACAAATTAAAATAGTGGCAGTAGGGGCATTGGCTCGATTAGCCAGAGCGGTTTATACAGGCAACTTTCCACATCAATTTGATGGAGACCGAATTGCTGCACTTCTTGAAGGTGTTTTGTTTGACCAATGGAATGAAGTCCCAGCAGCTGAGGCTTGGGACGATTATGACCCTGTAGTTCAATGGGAAGATGCTGAGAATACTGGTTATGGCGAGATAGACACTCCAGGCGATTTTGACTTGCACTCAGAAAGCAACTTAAATGATACAGTTTATAATTTAGCTTCTCGCTTTGCGACCAGCGGACTTGGTTATTTATATGAGGATGCTCAAGGGCGTATTAGCTATGCGGATTCAACCCATAGGGCTCAATACATAGGAATTAATGGCTATGTTGATTTAGATGGCAATCACGCCATCGGCCCAGCTCTGTCTATCGTCAAGCGAGCTGGCGATGTCCGAAATGCCATCACAGTCGGATACGGAGTAGGCAATGCCGAGGTTACAGATGAGGATGCGGCTTCAATAGCTCTTTATGGCCAATTAGCAACGACCATTAGAACAACGCTTCGAAATCAAAACGATGCCGAGGATCAAGCAGCCTTTTACCTACTCATC